TCTGGTGGACAATATGCAATTAATGATTCAGCCCCTTATATTGTTTATGAAGAAGAGGTTCCAGCAAACCGTGTAGTAGTTAAATTACAAACGCATTCTGGTAATGTAGACCTTGGCCCCTTTTCAAATGCAGCAGGAACTTATTCTGATCCACTATATGGCGATGCTAATAAGAGCGTTCCGTTAAGGTGGAAAGTCCAGGGGCTCAAGAATAATACCTGGGTAGACCTAGTGTCATTTACAGAAACATCATTAAGACAAGACGGAACTCCAGTAATAAAAACAGATGGATATGTTGAGTTAGCCTATGGATTAAAAATACCCAATAGATATAGGGATATCTTTATTTATGCAGATACCTATACCTCTGAAGATTTCTTGCCAGATGAGTCAGTAAATGGATACTCTTATTTTATCAAGCAGTCAGAAACTGATATCGGATATTATGTTATATTTATAAATGGAAATAAAGAAACATTTGTTCCAGAGTATGGTTGGTACTTAGAGGAAGATTCTGTTGATAGGCTTACAAACTTTGTTACAGACACTACTTCTCCAGTTAAATTTACAACTACAACAAATAGTGGATACAAGTATCGTGAGTTTGACTACGTTGGTGGATTAAGAGTAGTTGCACAAACAATGAATAAAATTGGTGCAACACTAGACCTTATTGAACTATCCCCAAGACTGTCTGTAAATGTTTCAGATAAGGTTACTACACTAAACCTAAAAAAGAGTGCCTCTGATCTGGGTTCTAGTGGATTGCCAGTAGGTCAACTCTTAGCCTCAACAGGATCCTTATCTTTATTTGATTTTGATGATGCCTTTAGTGCTAATAATGATAGTAGCATTCTTTCTAAATATATTACTAATCATATACAGTTTAAAATTTATGATGTAACTGTAAATTTAAATGGCTATGACTATATGGTGCCAATTAAAACAATGTATTCTGAAGGTTTTCCAAAGTATGAAATTGCTAATAAAAAACTTACAGTAGAACTTAGAGATCTATTCTTTTACTTTGAATCATTAACTGCACCACAAACATTATTTAGAGATGTCAGCCTTAGTGCTGCAGTATCATTTTTACTTGACTCTATTGGATTCTCTAACTATTCTTTTAAAAGAGTTGCTGGAGAAGTAGATTTAATAATCCCATTCTTCTTTATTCCAACAGATAGAAACGTTGCAGAAATATTACAAGACCTTGCCAGGTCTACTCAAACAGCAATGTTTTTTGATGAATATAATAACTTTATTTGCATGAGTAAGTCTTATATGATGCCAACAGAAACAGAAAGAGCGTCCGATGTTACTTTATCAAAAGATTTAAATATTATTGATGTATCTTCAAAAAATAACCTAGTCTACAATAATGGATATATTAACTACGACACAAGGTCAATACAAAAAACATATGGATCAATTAAACAAGCAAGCCTAGTTGACTCTGATAAGACATGGATATATAAGCCAGTTCTTTTGTGGGAAGTAACTGGAACAGAAAATACGAAGACCTCTACTGGACAAATAACAAACCAATCAGACTACACGCTTAGCGCAATACCCCTTAATTCTAATTTATCAGCCACAGTCCCATACGTAAAAAACAATGTAGTTGTTGATAATATTATGGACTTTGGTGAAGGAGTTTATTGGATATCAAGATATAATGGATACTTTTATTCTAATGGAGAAATTATTAAATACGATGCCGTAGAATACAGCGTATCTGGACAAGGTAATGTTTGGATATCTAGCACACAAGAGTATTCTAATTATTTTTCTAAAATATCTTTTAATGGAAAACTTTATCCAACTGGAAGAGTTAGAATCTATTCTCTTCCTAAATATGAAACTGTACAAGGTGTTTTAAAATTAAAAAACGGAGTAGTTGAAGAACATGGTCGTGGACAGTTTGGCACCGCTATTGTTGCACACAATGCAACCATATCAGATCACTGGCTAGACGCAGCCAACGTAAGAGGTTGCGATATGAATTCAGACTACTTATTTAAGACCGATTATGGGGTAGCAACTGGCACTGTTGCTGCAGCAGGAGTAAATTCTGCTACTGCTCAAAAAAGTGGAAGAACTAATATAATTAAAAACTTTTTATCAACAACATTTGTAGATGAAAAAACTATTAACTCAATAAGGTCAACACAAACTGGAACAGTCCAGTCGTCAGCATTTATTTTATCTGGCCCAAGTTTTTCTGCACAAGAAACTCCAATTAACTTTTTGTCATATGTTAAAAAACCATTAACAGATAAGTTTAAACATTTTGGAACAAGAATGAGAATTATTGGAAAAGTTGAAAGTGGTCTATCTAATTCCCAGTCAGCAGTTGGAAATACAACGTACTATGTTGTTCCAGGAACTACACCAGATAAAAACATTAACGTATCTGGAGGTTCTGGTGGACTAGCAGTATTGCTAAACCCAGAGACAAACGTAGGGTATTATTTTGAAATTATAGCGCTTGGATCAACAAATTTAAGTACTAACTCAAAAGCAAATGTTAACAATATAATGTTCTATAAAGTACAAAAAGATTCTTCTAGTGATAAAGCGGTTCCAATTAAACTTTGGGAAGGTCTTGGAAATATCATTGTAGATAATGGATTATTTACTGGTCAATACAGGATGGCCTCTGAGCAGAACCCAACAGTTTATGATCTTGCAGTTGAGTATATAGACATTGGAAATGTTAGAAGATTCTATCTGTATATAAACGGGGTACTGATAAAGACCGTAGATGATGCATCTCCATTGCCAACATATAATAATATGGCACTATTTACTCGTGGCTCATCAAAGATTATGTTTGAAAATATTTATGCTTTAACAACAAACTATAGCCAGAACACATCTAATGTTCTTGAAACACCAGTGCAGTCGGTATATGGGGATGACTCTGTAGATGTTCATGAGTCATTTAAGAAGTATGCCCTAAGTGGAATGATTCAAAATACATATCTATCAGGAATTGATCCATCACAGCCACCAAAGTACAATATATATTTTGAAGAGTTTGGAACAATTATGCGAGAGTGTGCAACATTTAATGTTAAATATGATAAGGCCTACCCAGCGCTATACGCAAAATTGTCTCCAACTTTTAACTCACTAAAGACATATGCTGTTTCTGGATTTAGGGCTGGATCATATGGAGCAGAGTTCATGGTATTTAATGCAACAGACACTGCAATTAGTTTGGATTCATCAAGTGGAAATTACTTGAGGATTCAGGGAGTAACATTTACACAACAAAGTGCTAACAAGTTAACAGTTGACGAATTCTTTAATAAGGGTAGCGATTTTTCTGATCCACAATTTACAGGATCAAATCTTGTATCATCCCCCTTTAAAGTTAAAAAGCAGTATGAAGGAATTAAACTAAGCAGAATGCTTCATGGTAATAAAGACTTTTCTTTAGATGTGCCATACGTTCAATCTTCAGACGAGGCAAACTCACTAATGTCTTGGCTAACTCAAAGAATTATGAAACCAAGAAACTCTATTGGCCTTAAGATATTTTCTTTGCCGACCATGCAATTAGGAGATATTGTAAAAATTGATTACTTAGACAATAACATAGATGTCTTAGACTCAGAAGATAAAAGATATGTTGTGTATAGCATAGACTATAATAGATCTATAGCAGGTCCAGAGATGACAGTATACTTGGGGGAAATATAATATGGCAGTAGACGCAACATCATCAACACCTGCAACCAATAGCGCAACATCTCAAAGTGCTGTAAAGATACCAACACCAGATCTGGTTCTTTTTAATACTGCCCCAATGCCAATTGAGGTCATGAGCGATTTAATATTTGAAGATATTGGCGGTATAGAGTTACTAAGCCTATCAAGATCAGACATGGTAAATGGACAAGATATATTGTACTCTCCAATTAGGAATTTAAGTAGTATATTCTTTCAGTACAACCCACTAAACCTGATTGCGATGCAAGGAACAATTCAGTCAACGTTTGATGCTTTCCCCTTAAAGTTTGAACAATACGTTCCAGAAAACGGAAACGGTACAGATGGTGCTATTGTTTATATTGATAGCGCTACAGGAGACCTAGTCATCAATGTTGTCAATCTTGGTAGTGACGAAAATGTACGTGTTGAAATACAGGTAAGTGGGACCAAGTATAATGATACAATATATGGGGCGGGATAAATATGATAACTAATACTGGCAAAAGCATACTAGCAAAATACCTTATCGGGCAGGCACCAGCCTATGCCTCATACATTGCCATTGGCTGTGGACCAAAACCAGTCGACACTGGTCACACTTTTACAACACAAGAAATATCTAATATGAGTAATAAGACTAGTCTTGACTTTGAAATGCAAAGAGTCCCAATTACATCAAGAGGATATGTAAAAGAAGATGGAGTATCTAAGATTGTATTTACTGCAGAACTAGACTCTACTCCAAGATATGAAATATCAGAGGTTGGAGTATTTTCTGTTGGATCTAATACTGCTAACGGAGCATATGATAGTAAGTCTTTATTCTCTTGGGCTAATAACGAAAACTGGAAACTTTATACTCCAGGATCTGTCTCTGGATTGATTACAGAAATTCCACAAATACTAGACCCGCTTAGTACTAATACAGTTACAAGCGCTGTGACAAATAATATCCTTGGATCCTACAATGTAGGAACAAATGGAGCACTTGTTGAATGCCCAGTAATAAAGACAAGTGCAGAAAACACTATCTTTAACTCAAGCGTAAGAATTGCAAGAAATGAAAGATCTAGATTTTTAAATGAAACAGTTTTGGTGCGGGGAGATTCTGCAACAATAACAAAAGCAAGTGGAAGACTCTCAGCGTCTGCAACATCTAAATGTTTAATCTATAGTGGAGTCTCTATTGACCTAACAAGAAACTCATCGGTTGATGAGTTAAAACTTGCCTTTTCTGTTGTTAACAAAAATGAAACTGGGTTAGATCCAGAAAAATTTAAAATCATTCTAGAGTTTGCATCAACAGATGGAACTCAAACTGCAAGAATGGAGATTGACTCAGACGATATGTCAATAGATCTTTCTTCAAATAGATATTTTGTTGTAACAAAGCAATTGCAGGAGTTATTCTATAACTCTGGGTCAACTCCATTTTCTTGGAATTCCGTTAACTTAGTAAAGGCCTATGCTTCTGTATTTAGAAAAAATTCAAGTAATGCTTATGTTGTTTCATCAGACTACTATGTATCCTTTGATGGATTGAGACTAGAAAATAAGTCTACATCAAACCCACTTTATGGACTTACTGGCTACTCTATTGTTAAAAATATAGATGCAAAGCCAATTGTTAAGCAGACGGCATATTCTGGTTATATTGAATTTAGATTTGCTATTGAGGTGCAATAATGGCAACACCAGATCCAGGTATAAAAAATATTATAATTCAAAAAAAAGATTTACCAGCCTACGATGGTAAAAATAGTTCTTATACAATAAGATATAAGATAGTCTCTTCTGATGGAAACAGATCATCCCACTGGTCCCCACAAAGAAGTATGTTGGTAGCAAAAAAATTAGACACGAATTTTAATGTTGCCGTTTCTGGTCCAAATGTTGTAGCAGTTTGGGACCACTCAAGTGGAAAAGTTTCTGACAAGTTTGATGTTTATGTTAAATGGTCTGGAGATACAGAATGGTCTTTTGTTACTACGGTATCTTCATCTTATTTTGCAATTTTAAAAAAACAAGCAAAAACTACTGTACAAGTTGCAATACAACAAGAAACCTATCAAAAACAAAGATTTGATAATTCAACTTTATGGGAAAGTGGAATTATATCACTGGCCTAGTGGTATAATTAAGTATGGCAAAAATACCCCTACCTGAGCGAGGTCAACCTTTAGACGTAACATATGTCTACCAGATGGCTAATGCTATTAATGATCTTGCATCTGCAATTTCCCCATCAACATATAAGTATGTAACTATTGATGCAGGTTCAGCAGGAAAGCAAAGCGTAAGAACTTCAGAGGCAAGAATTATTGGTGGCTATGTTTCTATTAATAATAATACATCTGTAACTGCTTCAGAAGAAAAAGATTTTTCATATGACTTTTCAACAGATTTTAAATATGCCCCAATAGTTGTTGCAACTGTTGTGAATGCGGGAGGAACCGATGCTGGCCGTGATATGTCAGTGATCATCAAGCCACCATCTACTAACAAAGTAGAGGGGTCTGTTAGATTTAACAAGGGTGGTATTGTAACCGCTGGAGTTAATCTTATTATCATCGGCATACCAAATTAATGCTGAGATGCTTAAAATGCAAAGGCAGAATGTTCTTAGACAGAATATATTCATCTCCAATGCATCTCGAATCATATTGTATGCTCTGTGGATCTAGAAGGTTTTTTAATCCACCTAACAGTTCGGAAGAGGGAAGATGGCTACTAAAAAAGGAACTACAGAGGTCGAAGGCTACAATCTCCTCCCTGTAATTCCTGGCAATAAAAAAGTTTGGTTTTTAAATAAAGATCTTGTTCGTATACATCATTATAACCAATCCAATGGGATAATGTCTGTTTATAATATCACTAAAGATCAAATTGAAAGTTGTTTAATTAGTGATTTTAAAAATAAAAGAGAGCGAGCATATACGGTAGGCCAGACTGCTGATTTAGTTAATCGTCATAAAAAATATATGCCATCATTAATGAAACGAGGAGTCATTCCATTTCCTACAGGATCACAAAAAGGCGGGGACAGAGGATGGCAAGTAAGATCATACTACTCAGAATCCCAAGTAAGAGAGATACGTGATATACTTGCTACGCATCATATTGGCAGACCAAGAAAAGATAATCTTATTACAAATGATATTACCCCTACACAAGCAGAGTTGACAAGACGCATGGGAGACGGTATACTTACATATACAAGAACAGAAGACGGAAGATTCATACCAATCTGGAAGGAAACACTCTAATTAAATACACAATAGATGAAAATAATAAAGAGTTCCTATTAGATGAAACAACTAACTATCAGGTAATGATGGAGTGGGAAAAGCCTTATATGGAGGCGCTAGTTGACACTCTAAGTCCATTTGGAGATGTACTTGAGGTTGGCTTTGGCATGGGATACTCCGCATCTGCAATTCAAAAATATAATATTAAGTCACATACAATTATTGAAAATAATCCAGAGGTTCTTAAAAAACTTAGGATTTGGGCACAAGATCAAAAACATGATGTAATTATTATTGAAGACTCTTGGCACAATGCAATTAAAAATATTGGCAAATTTGATTGTTTCTTTTTTGATGATTCACCAAATAAAGATACATTTGGAGATTTAGATAAATATCGTTTTTTTATATTTTATTACAATATTTTAAAAAACAATGTAAGGCCTGGGTCACGTCTTTCGTGGTTCTGTGGCGACCCAGGGTACTTTATAGTTCACCCAGAGACCGATTACTTTTCTTCTGAGTTTGAAGTTGAAATTCCAGATAACTCTAGGTACATTAATGATAAGATAAAGAATAAACAAACTATGTATTTAACATTAATTAAATTTAAAAATGGCACTGCAAAAGAAATAGTCCCAGTATTTTTGGGTGAAGGTTTTCAACTAATGAAAATCTCTCAGTTTGACACAAACCAGTAAGTCTGGTATCCTGTATATATAACCTTCGAAAGGGGCAGTAAATGCAAAATGAAGAAACCAAAGTATCTGTAACACTAGGATACACACTTAACCTTGGTAATTTCCAATCACTCAGACTTGATCTTGGTGTTGTAGAAAATCGCAAGAATGGTGAAACAATTGACCAGGCTTTTGAGCGTGTGTACAAGTTTGTTGAAGACAAATTGACTTCTAAAATTAACGAAGCAAAGTCTGAAATAAACGAGTAATGGCCGAACGCAAAGACCGAATGGCTTTGCTTTCAAGATACAGTAAGTATCACACAGCAAGGTACGAGTCAAAGCCATCATTAAATTTAAACGTTGAGCAATGGGCTTCTGACGCACTTGTAGAGTCCTACGGAATAGGAGAATGCTATGATTTACTTGAATACTATTTTAGTGTTGCTTCCTCTCCTTCTTGGAATTACTTTGCATACAATGCAGAAAAAATATTACAAGCAAGACTAGACAAGAAAAAAGACGACAAAGAACGATTAGAGCGCAGAGCAAAAGCAAAGGAGTGGCTAAGTGAGTAACACAGAATCAAAGTTAATTTCTGCAGTATTAAAAGACAAACAAGCCCACGTTCTGCTTCAAGCCAACATTGATTCAATTCTCAGAACCCACGGAGACATATGGACATTTATTCGAAAGTACTTTGAGGCTAATGGATCTACTCCGCCAATCAGTTTAGTTGTAGAGAAGTTTAGAGATTTTATCCCAACAGAAGAGATTGGTGCAACAAAGCACCACCTAGAAGAGTTACGTGCAGAGTATTTAACAGATAGCCTTAAAGACATAATTAGGTCAGCAGCATCTGATGTTCAGTCTGGTAATGGACCAGAGGCTTTAGACTCTTTGATTACATCTACATCAGCATTAAAAAAGAATACGTCCGCAATCCGTGATATTGATGTTACTGACCTAGAGTCTGCAGTAGCATATTTTGAAAATGTAAAGAAGATGCAGGCTTTGGGACATGTAGGCATTAAGACTGGTCTTCCTGGTTTTGATAACTACCTTCCAGCAGGAATCATGCCAGGGCAGTTAGGAGTCTTCCTTGCATACCCAGGTATTGGAAAGTCTTGGTTGGCTCTCTACTTCGCTGTACAGGCCTGGAAACAGGGTCGTAGCCCAATGGTCATTAGCCTTGAAATGAGCGAGACGGAAGTCCGCAACCGTGTGTTTACTATTATGGGTGAAGGTCTTTGGTCACACAGAAAGATTTCAAATGGTGAAATTGAAATAGATATGCTTAAGAGTTGGCATGCAAAGAATATTCAAGGAAAGCCAGAGTTTCATATTATTTCAAATGATCAGGGTGGAGAAATTAATCCATCCGTTATTCGTGGAAAGATTGATCAGTATAAGCCAGACTTTGTAATTGTTGACTACCTTCAGTTAATGGCTCCTAATCAGAAGTCAGATAATGAAACGGTAAGAATGAAGAACCTTTCACGAGAACTTAAACTTATGGCAATTGGTGAAGAGGTTCCTATTATTGCTATTTCATCTGCAACCCCAGATGATGTAAATGACCTATCAACTGTTCCAACTCTTGGACAGACTGCTTGGTCAAGACAGATTGCCTATGATGCTGACTGGGTGCTTGCCCTTGGTCGTGGAACTAATAGTGATATTATTGAGTGTGCTTTCCGTAAAAACCGTAATGGATATATGGGAGACTTCCTAGTCCAGTGTGATTTTGACAAGGGATACTATAGATACAAAGACTTTGAGGATAAGTAAACATATGGGTATAATTAATGTATGGCAAGCGTACACCACAAACCAATTAAAAGGTTTAACCTCTCAGGGGTTATTCACGATGAGTCAGCCCTAGGCAGGCTCAAATTAGAATATATCAGGCTGCTAGTATCAGAAATGAAACTAACAGGTTACGTTCCAAGGTTTGACATAGAAGTAGATTTTACTGTAGACTATAATAGTAAAAAGAAATATTTTGAGTTTGAGATCACGGTACATGGAATATACGTAGGAAGAAAGCAGAGCGAATGGATAGATGGAATAGACGGGCACAAGGTGATTTATACACCGCCGAACAAATTAAAAGAGTCCTCACGGGCGCAGGTATTGAAGTCGAATCTGACTTAGATTTAAACTACATTATATTTTGCCCTTTCCATAATAACAGTCGCACACCAGCAGGAGAGGTTCACAAAGAGAATGGATTGTTTTTCTGTTTCTCTTGTCAAAAGACCGCACCTCTTATTGAGGTTGTCATGCATTCATCTGGAAGGTCATACTTTGAGGCAGCCAGATTTATAAAATCAAAAGAAGGTGAAACTAACCTTGAAGCAGAAGTACAAAAACAACTATACGCAAAACCAGAGTTCCTTCCATTTGACGAGGTAGTCTTAAAGCGTTTATACAATGGATTGCTAGTTTCCGATAGAGCAAAAAACTATTTTAAATATAGAAAAATAAATACGGAATCCTGGTCAAAGTTTTCTTTGGGCTACTCTATCAAGCAGGATATGGTTACAGTCCCAGTACACAGTCCAGACGGAATGCCTATAGGTTTTGTTGGAAGATCTGTTGAGGGTAAAGAGTTTAAGAATACTCCAGGTCTACCAAAAGCAAAGACTTTATTTAATTTGCATAGAGTAAAGACATCTGATAATGTCTATATAGTTGAGTCATCATTTGACGCTATTAGGTTAGATCAGGTTGGAATCCCATCAGTAGCAACTCTTGGGGCAAACGTGTCTAAGGCACAAGTAGAATTGCTTCAGAAATATTTCAACAACATTATAGTTGTTGCAGATAATGATGAAGCGGGAGGAAATATGAAAGACAGGATAATTGAAAAACTTGGATCTCGTGTTTCCGTTATAAAGTTAGACAAACAATATAAAGACATAGGCGACATGGATGACGATTCAATTGCTGGTTTACAGTTCCAGTTTGACAAATCTATCATGTCTATGCTAAACTAAGATAACAACACAAAGGAGAATAATATGAGCGTAGTAAAGGGACTAAAAGCAATCAATGCCCTGCTCGATAAGCCAAAGTATGATGAAAACTCACCAAAGGTCAAGTGGCTAAAACTTGCCGATGGACAAGCAGTTAAGATTCGTTTTATTGAAGAACTAGACGAAGACTCTGCAAACTATAATGAAAGCCGTGGCCTTGCTCTTGTAGTTAAGGAACACACAAATCCAAAAGACTATAAGCGTAAGGCTGTAGACACAATGGAATCAGAAGGCCGTGACTGGGCTGAAGAAATGCACCGCAAGGATCCAAAGGCTGGATGGCGAGCACGTCTTCGTTTCTATTGCAACGTTCTTGTTGACGATGGAATTGAAAAGCCATATGTTGCAATTTGGTCAATGGGTGTTAGTAAGCAATCAGCATTCAATACAATTCGTGAGTATGCCCTAGAAACAGGAAGCATCTCCAATCTTGTTTGGAAAGTAAAGCGTAATGGTCAGGGAACTGAAACAAGTTACACTTTGATTCCATCTGCACCAGATAAGGAACCATTTGCATGGGGAGAAGGAACAGAACCATATCCTCTTGAACTTGCACTTCGTAACATTCCTTACGCAGAACAAGAAGCATTCTACTTGGGCTTTGATGGCCCAACAACCACATCTGCAACAAACGCAGACTGGTAAGAATGAACTACGTAGGTTTACACGTCCACACACACTATTCATTATTTGATGGTGTTGCTACTCCAGAAGAATACGTTGACCGTGCAGTTGAGTTGGGGATGCCAGCAATTGCTATCACCGACCACGGTACTTTATCTGGGCACAGGGAACTGCACCGTGTTGCAAAAGCAAAGGGCGTTAAACCGATTCTAGGTCTAGAAGGATACATGTGTGCAGATATATCTGATACACGAGATAAATCTGAAAGAGAAGGTCAACAAGATCTTGTCTACAATCACATTATCCTTCTAGCCAAGAATAAAATTGGCTTAGAGAATTTGAATAAGATTAGCGAACTATCTTGGACTGATGGATTCTTTAAGAAGCCAAGGTTTGACTTTACAATATTAGAAAAATATAAAGAAGGAATTATTGTAACTTCTGCATGCCCAAGTAGTGTTTTGGTCAAAGCCTTAGAAGAAGAAGAGTTTGCACTTGCCAAGAAGTACATCTCCTGGTTTAAAGATCGTTTTGGAGATGACTACTACATTGAAGTAATGCCTCACAATGAAGCAAGCATAAATAAGCATCTCATTGCCTTGGCAGATGAATTTAATATTAAAGTTGTTGTGACTCCAGACTGTCACCATGTTGACCCATCACAAAAAGAAATTCAAGAGTTTAAATTATTAATGAACACCCACGGCAAAATAAGTAAAGATACAACCTATGCAAAGTCAGCAAAGATTGAATCTATGATGGAGCGCCTTGATTACCTATATGGGGAAGATCGTCAAATAACATTTAATAAATTTGATATTCACCTTCTATCCTATGAAGAGATTAAGACTGCCATGGAATCGCAGGGGATAGACAGAGCAGACATCTACTCAAACACATTATTATTATCAGATACAGTAGAAGACTATGGCATAGAAGAAGGCTTAAACTTGCTTCCAGTGCAGTATAAAAGTCCAGACAAGCAATTGCGAAAGATTGCATTTGAAGGTTTAGAGTTAAAAGGTTTGTCAGATAGTGAAGAATATATTGCTAGAGTTGAAGAAGAATTAGAGATTATTAAAAATAAAAAGTTTGCTCCATACTTCCTTGTTGTTCAAAGCATGATTGCTTGGGCAAAGAAGGAAGGAATTATGGTTGGTCCAGGTCGTGGATCCGCAGCAGGCTCTTTAGTATGCTACGCACTTGGAATAACAGATGTTGATCCATTAAAGTATGGACTACTGTTCTTTCGTTTTATTAATCCAGAACGTAACGATTTCCCAGATATTGACACGGACATTCAAGATTCTCGCCGTGATGAAGTTAAAGACTATTTAGTTAGACAATATAGACACGTTGCATCTATTGCTACCTTCTTACAGTTTAAAGATAAGGGAGTTGTACGAGATGTTGCACGAGTATTAAATATTCCATTAACAGATGTTAATAAGGTTTTGAAGATGGTTGATACTTGGGATGAATATTGTACCTCAAAATCAACTAGAGAGTTTAGAGATAAATATCCAGAGGTGGAGATGTATGGAGAACAACTACGTGGTCGAATTAGGGGTACTGGTATTCACGCTGCAGGAGTTGTTACTAGTAAAGATCCAATCTTTAGGTATGCGCCGATGGAAACTCGCTCTTCTCCTGGATCTGACGATAGGATTCCAGTGGTTGGCGTTGACATGGAAGAAGCGGAAAGAATTGGTCTAATTAAGATTGACGCACTTGGATTAAAGACGCTAAGCGTTATTCAAGATGCAGTTGCAATGATTAAAGAAAACCACTATAAGGATATTAATTTAGACTCTCTTGATCTTGCAGATCCAAAAGTTTATGAAATGCTTTCTGATGGATATACTAAAGGTGTATTCCAGTGTGAAGCAACTCCATATACAAACCTTCTTGTAAAAATGGGAGTAAAGAATTTTAACGAACTTGCTGCATCTAACGCACTAGTTAGACCAGGAGCAATGAATACAATTGGCAAGGACTATATTGCACGTAAGCATGGCAAGCAAAACGTTTCTTATAGTCACCAAATTATGAAACCATTCACGGAGGATACCTATGGCTGCATCCTATACCAGGAGCAAGTTATGCAAGCATGCGTACACCTTGGACAAATGTCGATGTCGGAAGCAGATAAGGTTAGAAAGATCATTGGAAAGAAAAAAGATGCTAAAGATTTTGACGAGTTCAAAGAAAGGTTTGTCGAGGGTGCTTCTGCCTTTATTAGTCCCAATCAGGCTCGTGATCTATGGCATGACTTTGAAGCACATGCTGGGTACTCGTTCAACAAGTCTCATGCGGTTGCTTACTCTACGCTCTCGTATTGGACGGCGTGGCTAAAGTATTATTATCCACTTGAGTTCATGTTTGCTCTTCTAAAGAATGAGAAAGATAAAGACAATAGAACTGGATATCTTATTGAGGCAAAACGTATGGGTATTTCAGTAAAACTTCCACACATTAACGACTCCGACTTTGACTTTAAAATTGAAGGCAAGGGCATTAGGTTTGGACTTACTGCAATTAAGTATATTTCTAATAACATTGCTGAAAAGTATATTGCTGCTAGACCTTTTAAATCTTATAAGGAAGTAGAAGAGTTTACTTTTACAAAAGGCAATGGAGTTAACAGCCGTGCACTACAGGCTATGAATATGATTGGCGCACTAACATTTCCAGACAATGAAAGAAATGATACTCAGATTAAAGAAAACCTTTATGAGTATTTGAACCTTCCAGAATTTAATATCACTATTCCTTCACACTATTACGCATTTATTCAGGACGTATGTGATTTTGAAGAGAAGGGATCTTATATCCTTCTAGGCATGGTTAAAGCAATTAAACGAGGAACTGGCTGGTCAAGAGTTGAGGTATTAGATAAGACTGGCAGTGTTGGAATCTTTGATGATGAGGGAACGACTATTGAGACTGGTCGTACTTACCTAATTCTTGCAAATGATAATAGGATTGTTTCTGCAGTTCCTGCTGATGAAATAAAAACATCAAGCAACGCATTAGTAAAATTTCTTAGTTACAAGCAGTTACCCTTTACCGAAGAGGAAATGTTTGTGGTATCCTTTAAGCCAAGGATTACAAAAACTGGAAAGAAGATGGCATCACTAACACTTGCTGATACATATAGAGATCTTCACTCTATCACAGTATTCCCTACATCTTTTGCTAGAGCATACATGAATCTAGAAGAAGGAAAATCTTATAAGTTTAGTTTTGGAAAGACAAAAGACGGGACAGTCACATTGGAGGATATACATGTCGGTTAGTTTAGAAGAAGCGTTTGCACAACTAGATCCAAAGTTGAGAAAAAAATTAGGCAATGGTGTTGGAGTTTCGTATGAATTTCAGCCAACGCCAAGTTTTGGATTAAATAAGGCTCTAGGCGGTGGCTTGCCATACGGAAGACAAGTTCTTATTTGGGGATCAAAGTCCTCTGCAAAGTCCTCTATGTGCCTTCAGATGATTGCTCTAGCACAGTCAGAAGGAAAGTTATGTGCTTGGATTGATTCAGAAATGTCATACTCAGAAGATTGGGCTAGACAACTTGGGGTAGATCCAGAGAAACTCATCTACTCACAAGCAAGAACTATCAGTGATATGGTAGATGTTGGTGTTGGATTAATGAATGCTGGAGTTGATTTAATTGTGGTAGACTCTATTACATCAATGCTCCCAGCAATTTATTTTGAAAAGGACACTGATGAGATGAAGGCTTTGGAAAATACCAAGCAGATTGGAGCAGAATCCCGTGACTTTAGCAATGCATGGAAGATGCTTAACTATGCTAATAATAAAGTTAAGCCTACTCTGCTTGTCCTTATTAGTCAGTCTCGTAATAATATTAATGCTATGTATACTAGCCAGCAGCCTTCTGGTGGTCAGGCTACTAAGTTTTATTCCTCTTGCGTTATTAAATTATTTAGTTCCGAGTCAGACAATCAAGCGATTAAAGGCAAAATTAAAGTAGGCGATAAGTTGATTGAGGAAAAGGTTGGAAGAAAAATTAAGTGGGAACTTCAGTTCTCAAAAACTTCCCCAGGATTTCAATCAGGAGAATATGATTTCTATTTTAGAGGAGACTCAATCGGTTTAGATGCAGTTGGAGATCTTGTTGATACAGCAGAATTAGTTGGCTTAGTTGAAAGAACTGGGGCGTGGTACTTGTTGCCAGACGGAACTAAGGTTCAGGGTAGAGACGGATTTATTAATCGTGTTAGAGAAGATCTTGATTTACAAGATGATCTTAAAAGAAAGTTGTCTTCATGATAAAATCTGCATTTGTTCTAAAAAATATATTCTCTGCCGAAGAGGTTGAAAAATTAAAAAGTTTTATTCAAATTCAGAGTGAGGGTAGAGAAACTTTAAATTTTCTCAACCCAGAGCCAGTAGATCCAGATAAGGCAAATCATATAAAGATATATTCAAAATGGGGAAGAAGAGATGTTCCCCAGGTTAGGATACCATCACAAGTTACAGATAGAATACAGAAAATTATTAATGATATTTTTACTGATGGAAAATATTTTGTTAATTCAAATGAAATATTAGTTTCAACATACTCAGCAGAATACGGTACTCCAAGGCTGCAAGGACACAAAGATGGTGGCACCTCTTCATTTTTAGTTGACTACCAACTAGACTCCAACACCAACTGGGATATTACTGTTGACGGAAAAGATTATTCTATTAGTAATAATGATGCCGTAGTTTTTAATCCAGTAGAACTTGAACACTCAAGACCATCTAAGATTTTTTCTGATCGTGAATTTATTACTATGATTTATTTTAGGTTTACTAGACAAGGCGATAAGTAACTTGGCATCCTATACAGTATATTCTGGTCAATGGCCTTGTCATACCTGTAAAACAGTAGTCTTAACGCTAAGGTGTTATGCTGAGACAAAGACACTGACCTGGATGTGTAAAGATAAACATTTAACAACTGTCTATCTTGGTAAAAGAAAGAAGAGCGACTTTGACGGAAAAGAGTGAAAGTAAAAGAATAGGTGCCAAGCAGCATAAGAACTCTGGACGTGGAACACACAAGGGTGATGCATCTTGGGAAAACTTTACTGTAGACTTTAAAGAGGTTGGAAAATCTTTTACATTAAATAAAGCGGTATGGGCAAAGGCAACAACTGATGCCATCAAGAATGGTAACGATCCAGCAATTATTGTTGTTATTGGAGAAGGCAATGCCAAAGTAAGACTTGCAGTAATTGAGATGAGTATATTAGAGCAGATTGTAGATGGTGTATAATATAATTATGAGAAACAATCAGATTGATAACGTATTTACCCCTGAAGAGATTCAAGAGATTAAGGCTGTCATTGAGCAAGAACTTGCTACCCGTGAAGTTGTTGAGTGGGATGACGCCGTAGATAGTAATTGGCATGAGAAAAAAATTATAAGAATAAAGAGAAATAACCTTGGCAGACTTGACATAAATGAACTTCAACTGCCATCGCATATTGTTAATAAGGTTGTAAATTTAGCAAAAGAAAATTGTCAGGTAGATTTAAAAATTGAAAGACTTATAAGTGTTACATACGCAGAATATAATTTAAAGTATGGTCAGCCAAACCTTGAGGTACATAAGGATCGGGACCCAATCAGGAACGGAGAGATAACCCATATAGGAGGCGCAGGTGTTGTTTTAACATATCAACTCGACTCAAACGTTTCTTGGGAAGTCGGTAGCAATAAAGACCTATACCTAATACCCGATAACGGAATGCTTGTATTTTATCCTAGACAGGATTATCACTGGAGAACAATTAGAAAATGGAACGAAGGAGACTTTGTAAAGGTTTTATTCTTTGAAATGTTTACTCCAAATTCTCCAAAAGTTATTGATGATGAAAAACTTGCACAAGAAATTAGAGATTTTAGACGAGACATAGGAGAAATAATATGAAATACGATGAAGCAAATGAGATAGTTGACAATGTTTTAACTGAGCAAGAAATTCAAGAAATATATAAAATGCTTGAGACTCCCTCTCAACAGTATGTAATGAAAAGATTTAATCAAAAAATTTCTGATTTTAAATTGCCAGAAGGAGTTGAAAGAAAAGTAATAAAGCATTGTGAAAACATTTCTGGAGAAACTGGCTTGATGATATCTGAGTATCAATTTGCAAGATATACAAATATTGTAAATGAAGATGGATCAATTGGCGCACCAGTTCTTTCCCCACACTACGATGAAACATTCAAAGAGCCTAGGTTTACATTTGACTATCAGATGAGGTCTAATACCTCCTGGCCATTGGTTGTTGAAGAGCGTGAGTATGCTTTAAAAGATAACCAGGCTTTGACATTTTCTGGAACACATCAGATCCATTGGAGAACTAAAAAAATATTCTCTAGCGAAGACTTTATTGACATGATCTTTTTTCACTTAAGAAAAACTGATGCAAAGCCAAAGGGCGCAGAAGTTAATAACGAGATGAACGAAAAAGCAAAGCACTTTATTAAAGTATATGAGGCACAATAATGGCTGAGTTACATAAGTACCTTACTGGGTTTGACAAATATACAAAGCCTCTACCATTCTATGTTGATAACCTTTTTACACCAGAGCAAGATAAAAAGATTAGAGATATCATTGAAGAAAATAGAAAACTAGAACCATTTATTATTGGTGATAGGATTGAAGATGGATACATTAGAATGTCTGAGTTCAGAAGTAGGTTTCAACCAAAGATAGCAAAGAATATGTCACGAACTCTTATTGAGTTTGATATGCCAGAAGATTGCGAAAAGCGTTTAGATGAAATTGCTAAGCCACTTTATAATGGAGATATTGCTTTATGTCATTGGAATTATATTGACTATAATATAAACTATGGATATGGAGACAATTCTCCTGCACTTCCACCACATCTTGATGCAGATGAAAATCTTGTAACAATAAATTATTGCCCAGACACAAACATTGAGTGGGACCTATATGTAAGCAACTGGAATGATACAAGTAATTTTACTAAGTACTCACTCAGTGGTGGTCAGACTATTGTCTTTAGCGCAGTGAATCAGATACACTGGAGACCAAAGCGTAAATTTAAAGAGGGAGAGTTCTGTGAGATTATAAGTATGGACTATTGCCCAACAACAAGTTATCGATTTACTGGGGAGCACAATCCAATAGATCCAGAGCATTATCCAGCCAAAAGAACAGAGTACCTAAATGAACTTCAGTCAAGGCCAGATATGCAGGCAGCGTTTAAACTTTGGGAAGAAGAAGGATTAAGAGACGGAATATCAAAGAAATCGATGGGATAAAAATGGAACAAAACGGTACAACAATAGATATGATAAACGG